GACGCGGAGGTCGTACGGCGAGAGGCCCAGGACATGGCGCGCAACGTACGCGGAAATCGTCTCGTCGTCAATCCCCATCGCGAGCCCCATGTCGCGGAGCTTCTGCGCGATCTGGAGCGAGAGGTCCATGGACATGAGCCGCTGCTCCTGGTCGAGCGAGGAGATCACGGACATGCAGATCTCGAAGTCGTTGTTGGGGTCGAGCGGGTCGACGCCGTTCACCGCGAGGTGCAGCTGGCCCATGCGGTAGAACCCCACGATGAGGGCGCGTTGGAGCCGCTTGATCAGGCGCGCGAAGTTCACGTCGATCTGCGCGAGGCCAACTCGGCTGGACGCGTAGTCGTCGCCCCCTATGTAGGACTTCGGTATTTTGAGTGCTGCAAAGAGCTTATTTCGGAACCAATCTAGATCCACAATTGAGCTGATATTAGGATCGGTACCCATGTAATCGATCCTAGATTCACTACCCTGTCTAACAGGCCAGAAGATGTCACTTGTCAAATGTAATGGATTGAACCTAGACGTATACTCACCCGATGTCGGGTTGTAGTATTGTCTCTTACCAAACTCCCTCTTGTATTGCCTAACAGTCCTCAATGCTCTGTCGTATGGAGCATTCCCCACATCGATATAGAACACACGATGTCTACCACCTAATTCCAGACGATATATTACCAGCGCATCCTCTAACAGTGTGAGTTGACGCCATGTCCTTCTAGCATCCTCTAACATACTCGTACCATATATTCCACCACCCAACTTCACGCTCTGCGTTCTCGACATCAACCTGAAGTGCACGAACGCCCACGGATCTAGCAGCTTCCTTCCCCCACCGTACCTGAATCCCACCAACCTATTGAACTTATCCACTACTCTATCAACGTCCTCCGCATCCATGAACTCCATCCCCACGATGCCGCCGCCGGTCGACGAGAACAGCGGCCGCACGAAGTTGTCCCCCATGCACGCCAGATACCGCGCGACACCGAACAGGTAGTCCTCGACCCTGATCTTGTCCAGCATCAGCTTCAGCAGCTTCGTCACTTGCTGGTTCCTAGCTATCGGCCAGATAGATGCCCCCTGCACTCTGTCATATTGCGAAATCTCGTCGGAGTAAATGTTTAAGGCCCCAGATATTAATGTATCTGCAGCCATGTCTGAGAAATCCTTGTATCGCTTCAGTCTTTGACTACCCAACTGCATCTGCTGCGCATAGAACGCACCAATTGGGTTCAGCTCATCGCCTATCAGCGGCCCATCGATCTGGTCGCGCTGAAACAGGTTCTGGATCAATCCGTCCCACCAGGCCATCGTGCTACCTCTCTCTCTTACTACTTCACCAGTGCTCGCTGCAGCACGCGCGCCATGCGAACGTCATGCGGGTTCTCGGCGACCGGCAGCGGCCCAGCGACCGCGGCGTCGCCCCCAATCGTCTTCACGACCGAACGAGCGATCGTCACCTGCGCCTCGCGCTCCGACCGGCACGCGAGCCGGCGCTCGACGTCGCGCGCGTCCAACGCGACCTCAACGCCTTCGGCCGGCGGCGTGATCGCGTCGTACGCCTCCTCCGGGCTCAAAAGGTCCTCGTTGAACGCGACGTCTGGCTGCGGGAACCAACCGGTCCTTGCGAACGCTTCCTGCGCTTCATCCTTCCAGGCCATGGTCTCCTCCGTCCAACGCCCCAGTATACACCCGCGCGCGGTCAGTCCGTGTACCGGTGCCACGGATCGCGCTCCTCCGCCATACCTTTCTCCCACGAGAAGCCCTGCAGCCGCTCGCGCGCGGCCGCCTTGAATGCGCGCTCCCACTTGACCCGTACGAGCCGCCGGCGCTTATGTGCGTCGAACTGGAACCACACGCGCCCGATCCGCCGGAGCCGCAGCTCGTTCCCGTCCAGGAGCCACTCGCGGTAGAACTCCGAGACCGCGTACAGCCGCCGGCGCGCCTCCCGCAACGAGAGGCCCTCGCGCCTCGCGAACGCTCGCACGGTCTCGCTCTTCTCTCGCATCAGAGCCCCCCATCCAGGAGCCGCGCGATCGCGTCGCCCTCGTCGTGATCGCGCACGATCCACGAGGCCGAGGGCTGGTTCAGGCGCGGGTTCGCCGGCAGCGGCGGTTTCGTGGTGAGCGATTCGATGCCGTCGATCGCGCGCAGCGACGCGATCTGCGAGGCGCTGTGCTTCGAGGTCACGCAGCTCCAGCACGCGGCCGCCGCGGCATCCGCAACGTCCTTGCTTGAGCCCGGCCCCTGCGGATGATCCACGCGGAACCGCCGGCGCAAGATCACGGCGCGCGTCGGGCGCGTGTCGATCCGCTGCAGCATCGTCAGTTCGCGGATGAAGGGCTCGTACGCGTAGTACCGCACGCGCTGCTCCATGATCGCTTCCTTCAGCGCTAGGTACTGCTCCGGCGTGATGTCGACCGACACGCGCTTCGATTCGATCGAGGCCTTCGTGAAGGTCTGGATCGCGCCGGCCGACTGGAACTGGTCGTACGTCACGAGCCGGATCGGCATGCCCATGCGGATCAGGAAGAAGATGAACGACTGCAGCTTCGCGAGATCGATCTCGGACCCCGGCGTCGGCGGCACGCGCAGCAGGAGATCGAACTCCACGACCGGCGCGAGTTCCGAGAACGGCTTGCCCTCGTTGTCGGTGCGCCAGATCTCGCGCACGCCCGCCAGGTGGCAGATCGCGAGCCCGAGCGAGTCGTGCTTCAGCGCGGGATCGATGTGCACGAAGCGCGGCGCGGTCGGGTGCCGCGTGATGTGCCATATGTCGCGGAACGGGTCCACGCAATGGAACAGCACGTCCTTCAGGAAGATGTGCTCCAGCTCGACGTCGCTGCGAATGTTGATGTGCGGCTCCGCGATCGTGAACGGGTGCTTCAGGTCCGACACGATGGCCTCGCGGATCCGCTCGCGGTGCGGGATGAACGGCGTGGAAGTGAAGAGGCTGATGCCGGCGAAGTCGCGGATCGCGCCCTCGATGTCGCTCTCGAACTTGTCGCGCAGCATCGTCGGGACCTGGATCACGCGCGCGCCCTCGGTCGGCGCGAGCACCTCGCGCACGACCTGGCCGTCCGCGCTCACCTCGTCCAGGATCTGCGAGCTGTGGATCATGTCGCCGACCTGGAGCCGGAAGCGCGGGCCATCGAACCGCTTCACGTCCCAGAGCGCGTAGGACGAGATGTGGTGGTTCTCCTTGTTGAGCGATTCCTTGATGTGGCGATCGAGGAAGTCGCCCTCCATGTTCGCGGACGACACGAGGCACATGATGCCGGGGTTCGAGCCCTTGCTGTCGAGGAACCGGGACTCCATCCGGCGCTTGATGGCGTTGTACAACTCCACCATGTGCTTGCCTTCCACACCTCCAGAGAACGCAACTTCATCTAATAGTCCTGCCACACTGTTTTGACCTAATGCATGCACTGACCTGGACCCGAACGCGAAGCGCAGCCCCTTCGGGAACGAGATGATCGCGTTCTGCGGCTTGCGCCGGTTCGCCTCCTCGTCCACCACGCTCTGGCTGCGGAAGAACTCGGACTCCAGGAGGAACTTCGTCACGAGTTCGTACTCGACCGAGTCCGAGAGCGACTTCAGGATCGAGAAGGCCGAGAACACGATGCTCGACTGCTTGTAGAACCCGCAGGGGTCATGCATGCAGAGCAAGCGATGTAACACGTATAATAGTAATGCTATAGCTGCAGTAGTCTTACCTGCGCCTATGCTTCCTGTGAGTATCCACTCGACCTTCTGTTGCTCTATTACAAGCTGTATATCATGTCGCCAGACATCATACAGGTTCTTGTGCAAGAACTCGCCGCAGTAGACCGGGTCGCCGAAGAACTGCGGCACCGCGAGCGGTCGGCGCTCGTAATCGATCTCCCACAAGGTGTCGAGCGAGGGCGCCGCGCCAGCCGCGCGCAGCTCGCGCAGGATCGCGAGCGCGTTCTGCTGCTCGTGCGGCGTGAGCCCGTCGAAGAACGTGCGGTCGCGCTGCGCGATGCCCTGCGTCAACCGCTCCAGGAGCCGCCGCTCGTCCTCGTTAGGCGGCGGGGCCGGCTGGTCCGTCATCGGGGTCCTGCAGCAGCTTGTCGAGGTCGGGCGACTCCAGCATCCACTTGAAGAGCCGACGCAGCCGATCGCGGCTCGTGGACGGCAGCTCCGCATCGAGCTTCGCCATCAGCGCCTTGCGCACGTCGAGATGCAGCGTCGGGCGCGGGCCCTCGACGGCCTCCACGATCATGTCGTTCGAGAGCTTGATCTGGCGGTGCAGCATCTCGATCATGTTCTGGAGCTGCAGCAGGTCGAGGTCGGCCGGGTTCGCTTTCTCCATCAGCTGGTAGCGCACCTCGTCGTAGTACTTCAGCGTCTCGGTCATGACGGCGGCCTCGCGCCGCCCGAGCGCGACCTTGAAGGCGGCCAGCTCGTCGCGGTAGCGCTCCAGGACGGTCGTGACGGCCTGGCTCGTCTGCTCCGCGGTGCCGGCCTCCGGCTGCGCGGGCCGGTTGACCCACTCGCCGATCGTCTCCAGGAAGCCGGGGCCGGGCGGGAGCCGGAACCGAAGCGCCGGCACGCCCGCGGCCGGCGGCGGCGGCGGCTCGGTCGGTGGCGCGGCGGCCGCGCCCCGCTTGGGGCGACGCGACTTGCCGGGCTCGACGACGCGCAGGTGCGGCGGCCGCGTCACCTGGGGGTGATCCCTACGGCGTCGATGACGGCCTTCGAACGCCGATAGATCTCCCGCACTTGCTCGACCTCCAGCCCGTGCTCCTTCGCGAGCGCGGGCGCGGTGTCGGGCCGAAACCGCACATAGATGTCGGCGTCGCGCACGAACTGGATCAGCACGTCGCGCGACGGCACCGTGATACTCATGCCGGCGAAGATGTCGAGGAACTTGAGCAGGCGCTCGTGCCCAACGACCTCAAGGATGTCCGGCAGCAGCGTCTCGCGCGCGCTCCCGAGCAGGAGCGAGAAGAACGCCGGCAGGTGCTTCTCGACGTCCTTCCCGAGGATCCTGATCTCGTCAGGCCTGTGCGCGTGCCCGTTCGGCGAATGAGTCATCGCAGTATTCGAACGTTGGGTAGTAGAGCGCGGAGACATCGTGCCAGTCCTCGACGACGTGCCCGTCCTCGATCTCGTCACGCAGCTCGTAGAGGCAGCGGCGCACGAGCACGACCGTGTGGTCGACCGCGAACTGCGGGCTCGCGAGCCCGAAGCGGCGCGCGAGGTGCGTGAGCGAGATCGGGCGCGCTCTGAGCAGCCGCGCGAGCACGTACTCGCCGGCCTCGGGCGGCGTCAGCCGCGTGTGCCTACGGTAGTACGCCAGCAGCGCGGCCGGCAGGCGGCGGAGGTAGAGCCGCATCTCGATGTCGCGAATGCGTTCCACGCGCCCGACGGTCGGCAGCTGCGCCATCTCGGCGTAGTCGAAGATCTGCGGCTTGAGCGGCTGCCAGGCCTCCATCGCGCGGCGCGCGGACGACACGAGGTAGCGCTCGTACCCGACCGCGGCGTCGTACGTGATCTCGCGCCGGCTCCGCACGCGGTTGAAGACCTCGACCACGCCGAGGCTCAGCAGCTCGTCGCGCTCGTCGTCCGGCAGGAACGCGATCGGCGGCCTCGCCTTCACGATGCAGCGGTACGCGATGCCGACGAACGGCAGCGCGCGCTCGACGGCCGCGTGCAGGAGTTCGGTCGCGTCGTCACGCAGCCACGCCTCGTACGCGGCGTACGCGAGCGCCTGGTCGGCCGGCGCGAAGACCTCGGCGTGCAGCACGCCTAGCCCTCAACGAGCAGGTTCTGGTGCTCGCTGACGCAGCGCTCGGCCTCCGCAAGCTCCTGCGAGCCGAAGAAGCGTTGGCACACGCCGCAGCGGTACCCAACGAGGGTGCCGCGGTCTGGGTCCTTGACCTCGACCAGGTTCGAGACACGGTCCATAAGTAACCTCCAAGAGCCATTATGCGCCCTGGAGTCGCGGACCGTCAAGATTTAGCTTCCTTGCGAGCCCGCGCGGTAGTTCCGTACGAGACGGTGCTGCAGCTGCTTAGACAACGTGCTCAGCACTTCCGACCCGAGGCAGCGCCCGCTGCTCTCGGTGCCGATGCAGTCGAGCCCGATGTTCTCCAGCGGGTTCTCGGTGCAGCGACCGTGCGCGAAACACAACGCCTCGCCGCGCTCCACGACGCGCGCCGGGAACCAGCAGCGGTCGCATAAGTAGTAGAACGGCCCTCTCCCCCAGCGATAAAAGAAACGCAGGCCGAGCCGCGGCTGCAGCGTCCTTGTCTCCATCGCGGCCGCGATCACGATCGAGAGCTGCTCATCCCGAACGCCGGCGCGCTGCGCGCGCCGCGCGCTGCTTGCGTTTCCACGTGTAGAACTGCTCGCGCTCTTTCGGGCGCGGCGCGATCGCGTCGTCATGCCGCATCCGCCGGCACGGCCACCCGACCGGCTTCGTGTCCTCCACGAAGAACATCACCTCTTCCACCACCGCTCGCATGCGTTGCTCCTTTCGTCATTGTCGTCATCACCACCCGAAAGCGTGCGTCATGAAGAGATCGAACGGCGCCAACACGACCAGGTCGTCCCGCACCTGCAGCATCAGCCGCGGCGCCATGACGGGCGGCGGCTGGAACGAGCGCGCGAGCCACGCGGCCAGCATCGGGTGCCGGTTCTTCGCGAGCACGATCACGCTCGTGGTCTCGATCGGGCGCGCGGCGCTCGCCTGCTCGAACGCGTCCGCCACGACCGCGAGGTTGCCGCTGCGCCAGAAGCCGGCCCCGATGTCCCACCCGTTCTCCACGTTCTTGCACTCGAACCAGATCGGGTACCCATCGAGCTGCACGCGCTCGATCGCGCGCGGCGTGAGCAGCTCGACGTCCGCGCCGGCCTCGCCCATGCGCTTCACGCGCAGGTCCGGGAACGCATGCACCGGCACGTACACCGCGCCGTTCGGGCGCGCCCCCGGCTTCGTTGGGGGCGTGGCGTCGATCGTGAGGTCGAAGCGGACCGCGAGCGTCTCGGCGAGCTGCGTCTGGAGCCGCCGCCCCTTGCACTTTGCTGAGGCTGGCTTCATCGCGCCGCGCTCCCGAAGAACTCCATCGCGCCCGCCCGCAGCTCGAAGAACTCCTCCGCGCGCGCCCGCAACTCCTCGATCGTGCGGCACGCGATCTCCACGTCGACTTCCAGCTCGTCCACGAAGGCCTCGCTCGGGTGCGTGAGGTCGAGGCCAGGCTTCACGTACTGGCTCCCGTCCTCGTTGAGCCGCACGACGCGCACGATCGTGCCGCCCCAGCTCTTGATCGCGTCCCGCTCGTTCGGGAACCTGACGTCGGTCACGATCGCGCGATCCGGCCGCTCGCGGTCGAGCTGCTTCTTGAGCGCCATGATCCAGGCATCGTACGCCACGACGTCGCGCACGGCCTCGGTCCCCATGCGTTGCAGGTACTGCCGCACGTTGACGTGGCTCTTCGCGTCGTCCCACCCGATCGTGTCCACGAGCGACCTGAGCCCGATGACGAGACCGAGCCCGACGCGCGACGCGCGCGGCACGAGGCGCGCGTACTCCTCGTCCGCGCGCGGCGTGATCGCCACGAGCGGATCGAGCGCGTAGAGCGCGCGGCGCACGTTGTCCGCGAACGCGTACCGCTTGTAGCCGTACGGCGCGCCGAACTGCGCGACCGAGTCTTTCCCGTGCCTGGCATGCCCTACCATCCCAACGACCTGCATCCGCCCCTCCTCCTCCTGGTTTATTCGTCGTATGGTTCGATGTCCCCGTGGGTCGCTCTGCACCCGTCCTCGTACTCCGCGCCCACGCGGCGGTAGAACTCGGCGGCGGCCGCGTGGAACACCGCGAGCGCGCGCGCGACGTAGTGGTATCGCCAGCCGCGCTGCGGCCGCAGCGTGCGCGCCACGAGGCACGTCACGACATAGTTCAGGTACCCGTCGCGATCCACGTCCTGCTCCAGCCGGATCTCTTTCACGAGGCCGCCGATCAGCGGGTCGACGCGGCCGCGCAGGTCATGGCGAATGTATGGCATCACCCCTCCAACGCAGCGCTCGGTATCTGGTAGTTGAAGAACCGCCAACGCTTCATAGCGTTGACGACGGGGGACCTGTCGATGTGGTCCAAGTAAGCAAGCATGTCATCCCACGACGAAAAAATCATCTGATGCGGGACGGTTCCGAGAAGCCAATCGGGCACATGTTCCTTTCCCTGCTCGACATGAATCAACACAGGCTTCATTTGACGGTTCGCTAGGAAGCACTCCTCGAACGTGCCGCACGCATACACGTCGAGATCAAGATTTACAATCACGAAGTCACTGACGTCAACCATGCGAAGATCGACGGATCGAATCACCCGCAGATCGCGCGCGAGGCTATCGTAATCGCCGGCGAGTTTCTTCTCGCGCCGGTACTCGCGACGCTCGACGTCCTCAAGCCCGATGTCGATCGGCTTGTTCGTGGGGTCCAGCACGATCACGCCGCGCGAATGCAACCACGCGGTCGCCTCGCGGCGCCACCCGAGACCGCCATCGTGCGCGCGGTCCATGGCGCCGCAGAGGTACGCTCGCATCGCTTTCAGTCGGCTCACTATTTTCCCCCTCCCTCCAGCTCGACGACCTACAAGTGTTTGCGACTACGGCCGAAGTGTTCTGCCCAATCGTGCCCCACCCAACCGTCCGTCGCGCCCTCGTATTCGACCACGCGGCCGCTCGCGTCGCCGACGACTTCGCACGGTACGTACTGCTTCCCGACGCGCATGAAGCCCATCATGTCCGCGGAGGCCGGCAGGCCCAGGCGCAGGACCCGCATCGCCAGGAACAGAAATGGCGCGTGGTCGTCGCAGGCGTTGAAGTACCACGGCTTCGCAACCTGGGCGGCCTGCTTCGTGGTCGCCAGCCGCAAAGACGTCGCGTGCTTGCTCTTGTGCCGGCACCGCACCATATCGCCGGCGATCGTATCTGGCTCGCGCAAGAAAGTACAGATCTTGCGCGACGCGCGGTGACTCTTGAAGGAGCCAGCGAGCACGCTCACTATCAGATTCTTCCACTCAGCATGCACAATGACTGCCGGAAGGTCTTCCTCGGCCGTCTTCTTACGCAACAGCTGGATGCGCGGGATCTTCGTGGCGCTCGTTACCGATAGCGAGACACCGGTGAGGAAGCCGTTCCGCATCATGCTCACGCTCCACGGCCAGAACGGTCCGCCGCACCAGCCATGGCGCGCACGATGACCGCTCGCTGCGCCGATTCGTCCTCGGCCCGCGCCGCGTCGAGGATCACCATGCCGCGGTCAGCGGACACGTCCCCGATCCACTCCATATCTACCTGCCACGAGGCGGTGTACCCAGCTATCCCAGCCTTTCGCGCGGCGACTTCAACGATATCGTACACGCGCATACGGCGGCTGACATCGGCCACCTTCTCGTCGTCGCGCCGCTGCTCCTCGTCCCGCGCCATCTCATTCCTCAATTTCAGCGGACACGTCCCCGATCAACTCCAACTCATTGCGTCCCGACCACCAAACAAAGTCTCTTGGGAAACCAGCTCTCCGCACAGCGGCATCAACGATCTCGTACACGCGTTGCTCGCGCGCTAACGCCCGCTCATCCTCCTTCAACCACTGCTCCATACTATCCTCCGGCCACACCGTCGTATCAGGCTCGCGCAAGAAAGTACATATCTCATTCCTCAATTTCAGCGGACACGTCCCCGATCCACTCCATCCAGAACGCCGCCAGAGGGGCCTCTAACCTGGTCTTTCGCGCGGCGTCCTCGATAATGTTAATCAAGCGCTCCATACGCTTCTCTTTCTCGCCCTGATTACGATCGTCCTCATTGGCTAATGCTCGCGGCGGCCAACGGCGCGGCGGCCCGTAGCGATTCATCGCGATGGGATCGGAGCGGCCGACTCCGGGATCGTGAGGCGCCGGTTCTGGTACCACTTGCGCGTGCGGCGGAGCCGGAAGCGCTCGTGGTCCGGGTGCGGGGAGCCGCCACGCGTGTCGAGCACGAGCGTACCGCTCTTCGCGCCCGAGGCCACGATCTTCCTCAGCGCCTCAACCACGCGCTCCGGCGTGACCTCGGGCCGGTTGATGGCGCTCGCGACGGTCGCGGGCGTCGTGAAGCCCTCGCTCTCGCTCTCGCCGACGTACGTGAAGGCGGCCTCGACCGCGCGCGAGAGACTGAACCGCGCTGGCGCGCCGGCGAGCGACGCGGACGCCGCGGCGCTCTCGGGCGCGTCGGCCGTGACCGCGGGCTCCTCATCGGGCGGCGGCAGCACGAGCTTCGTTTTCTGCCCGCGCTCCTTCTTCAGTTGATACCCGAGGTCGACGAAGAACAGCACCAGCTCCTTGTAGAGCCGGACCGCGACCTTGTTCGCGCGGCTGAACGCGCACACGCGCTCGGCGGCCGCGAAGTCGAGCGGCTCGTTCTGCGGCTCGTCGAGCACACGCATGAAGTCCTCGACGTCCTTCGATTCCACGTGCTTCGCGACGAGCGCGCGCAGCTCGCTCTCCTTGTCGATCGACCGCAGATGCTCCATCACGCTTGGCATTGCTCTCCTCCTCCAATCATGGCCCGATCCATACTCGCCCCGGACCAGAAACATCCCCGATGCGTTCCATACCGGCCGTCGACAAGCCCGAGCCTGGGCAGATCGCGCCTGGCTTGGTGTCGAGCCCGGTGCTCGTACTTAAACGATGAATCCTCGGGTTGTGGTACGCCAGCATGTTTCCTCTCTTGTATGTAACCACCAGCGCCCCACACACCTCGCACTGCCCAACAGGGTCGGTTCCCACGCTCATAGCACTACCTCGTGCTGCGAGCGGCGGCGCCAGACACGTCCCCGATGCACTCCAGCAGCGCGGCGGCCGGCATGCCGGAGCCGCGGCAGCAGGGGCTAGCGATATTGCTGAATCGCTTGAATGGTGTCGGGCGATTCACGCCGGGATCATGGAACGCTATCGAATTGTCAGTGTTGTAGAGGAACACCACCGCGTCGCACTCCTCGCACTGCCCGAGCCTATAGGTCGATGTCGTCATGTTTCGGCGCCAGACACGTCCCCGATGCACTCCATCACGCCCCGCCTGGCAGAACCCTCGCACGCTCGGCTTTTAGCAAAGGCTGCCACATAGTCAATCGATCGCTGCCTGGATCGTGAAGCGCCAACACGCCGGTTCCATCGTACAGGTACACCAGCGCGTGGCACTCCAGACAATGGCCCAGCTTCCTATGCAATGAGGGCATCATACTCAATCGATGAAAAGGTGCAGGAATCGTGCCAAATTCACCCGCCGGTGATCAAAAATCCGAGCACCGAGAGGTCGCACGGCACGAGCCCGGTAACCTGCCGGCGCGAGATCCTGGTCCTCGGGTTCGGGCGCCGGCGCGCGATGCGCTGGTCCATGCGCGAGACGTAGTGCCCCCGGACGGCCGGCGTCTCGGGAAGCGAGATCAGCGGCCCGCGCGGGAACTTGCGTTTGATCATGCGCCACACACGCTCCCTAACAGCAACGTGATCGAGATGCACGAGCGCGCAGATCGAGTGGAACGCGTAGATGTGTGGGTCCTCGTAATCGCGCCGCGTGTCGAAGGCCCAGAACCAGTCCTGCCGGTACTCCGGCGTGTGGTCCGGCCCCTCGGTCAGGAGCTGCAACGCGTCCGCCAGCACCGCGACCGCGAGGAGCCGTTCGCCCTCCGCGTCCGCATCGACCAGCAGCCCGTCCGCCAGGACGGACCAGCGCGCCTCGTCCGGCCGCGTCATGACTCCTCGCCTTCGGTCTCCTCCTCGTCCTCGCTCTCGCGCTCGGGCTCCACGACCGCGGCCGTGCCGGTCAGGAACTGCTCGCGCACGGCCTGCGCGAGGCGCTCGTCGAAGTCCGGCACGCGGGCCGCGATCTTCTCGCCGACGTCGCGCAGGTAGCTCTTGTGCTCGGTGCCGTCGATGTCGAACGAGAGCCACGCGCCCTTCTGCCGCACGAAGGTCTGCTTCGGGCAGTCGTCGATCAGGTAGCGCAGCATCGAGATCCGATCGTTGATGCCGTCCGGCCCGATGTAGAACTTCACGCGCCAGTCGCGCGTCTCGGCGCCATCGAGCTTGCACTTCTTGCGGCGCGCTTCCACGA